GAAGTTGATGACCAATGTTCTTTTTATTTTGAAAATGCAAAGGGTATTACAACGGAAGAACTAGACGAAAAATGGGAAGAAGATGGCCACGATTACATAGAGGAAAAATATGGTGAACCTACAAACTTCTGGACAATCTACCAAGGCGAATTAAATGTTGAAGATGTGACTGAAGAACGGACAAAGAATGATTGATAAGTTATTACAACAAGAGATAGAACAACAAACCAGCGACAAGGAAGTCGCTGTTTTACTTTCTGGAGGTGTTGATAGTTTATCAGTTGCATTCGCAGCACATAGATTGAATAAGAAGATTACGGCATATTCATTTCATTTAAAAGATCAACCAACATATGATGCACAAAAGGCAGCAGAAGTATCTAAATTATTTGGTTGGAATTTTCATTTAGTAGAAGTACCTACATTTAATTTAGTTGCAGATTTTCAAAGATTAGTAAAAGAAGTGAGATGTAAAAAGAAAACACATTTTGAATGTTGTTTTCCATTTTTATATGTGTATCCTGAAATAAAAGAACAAGCAGTATTAAGTGGTTGGGCAGCAGATGGTTATTATGGAATATCTAAAAAGGCGGTGTTACATTATGGTCCTGGTAAAACAAAAGAAAAGTTTGATGAATTTAGAGATAATTATTTTGACATAAACAATCAAGCTGGTTATCTATGGCATGAATTGATTGCTAGAAATAATAAGAAACAATTGATTACACCATATCTATCATTATCTGTCAAGGATTTCTTTTACAGTAAAACTTGGGAAGAAGTAAATAAACCATTTCAAAAACATCACGTAGTTACAGCATTTCCTGAATTTAAAAAGTTTAAATTTAAGAAACATATTAACTTACAATTAGGCGCTGGTGTAGATAAGTTATTTGAAACATTAATAGATGATAGATTTATTAACTTTAAGTTTAGAAAAAGAGTTATGGATATATGTAGAGATTGGGCAAATATGTCAGATGATATTGGAGTATTACAATAATGATATTAGTTGATTTAAACCAAGTATTGATTTCAAATCTAATGGCTCAAACAAGAGGTCAGATAGATGACTTGCCAGATAAAAATATGTTAAGACATATGGTACTAAACTCATTACGTGGTTACAATCTAAAGTTTAAAGAAGAATATGGAACGCCTGTGTTATGTGCTGATGGCGCTAATCCATGGCGTAGAGATATATTTCCTAATTACAAATACAAAAGAAAAAAAGGCAGAGATGAATCTGATGTTGATTGGTCAGCATTATTTAAAATGATTGGTGAAATAAGAGATGAGATTGCAGAGAACTTTCCTTATATTGTATTACACATAGACAAAGTTGAAGCAGATGATATAATCGCTGTACTTGTAAAAGAAAATCATACAAAAGAAAAGATTATGATTGTATCGGGTGACAAAGACTTTATACAATTACATAGATACCCAAATGTAAAACAGTATGCACCAATACAAAAGAAGTTTGTAGAAGATGAGGATCCAGTTAAATACTTACACGAACAAGTAATTAAAGGCGATAGATCAGATGGTGTACCAAATATATTAAGTGCAGATGATGTATTTGTAACAGGCACTAAACAAAGACCTATAAATAAAAAGAGATTAGAGGAATGGGTAAATATAGAAAACATACCTCTTGGTTCAGAAACTAAAAAGTATTATGAACGAAATAAGAAGTTGATAGACTTGGACGAGATTCCAGGTCTTATATATAATGATATAAAGAGTAAATATATAAATTATAAAGTAAATGACAGGACGCTGTTATTGACTTACTTTATAGAGAACAAACTGAAATCATTGATTGAAAATATAAATGATTTTTGATAACATGCATGGAGAAATATAATGGCACAAGACAATCCTAATTTGATTTCCCGAAAAGCAATGGAAGCAATGTCCAGTACATCTGGTTCTGCATATCCATTGATAAGTGAAATCTTTTTAAAGGTTAATAACGCAAAAGACAAGCCTAAAAAGATAGAAGTTTTAAGACAGTACGATAAACCTGCTTTAAGACAAATCTTAAAAGGTTGCTTCGATCCAAAAATAGAATGGGAACTACCAGAAGGTATACCACCATATATTGAAAATGATGTACCAGCGGGTACAGAACACACACTTTTAATAAACGAAACAAAGAAACTTTGGCACTTTGTTAAAGGTGCAGACGCAGCAACAAATAAACTACAGAAAGAAACTATGTTTATTCAAATGTTGGAAGGTCTACATAAAGACGAAGCAAAAGTTTTATTAGATATGAAGAATGGTACTTTAAATAAAACTTACAAAGGTCTAACCGCAGATATGGTAAGAGAAGCTTTTGGTTGGAACCAAGACTTTGTAAAACCATAACGAATCAATAGAATAAAGGGTGCGACAAGTTATGTTCACCCTTTGTTCTTCAATAAACCCCTCATTTTACTACATTTTTTTCCCAAAATACCTGTTGACAAACACCTCTTTTTAGTGTATATTATAAATATGAAAGAGAGGATATTATATTATGCGTAAATTTTTGATAACAGTAATAGTATTAAATTCTATTATATGGTTTGGTCTATCTAGTCTGGCCAAAGCCAACGAGTATAACGAGGCAGTTGTTGGTCACGTTATATCAGAAACAATTAAAGGTACCGATATGGACCATAGTAAATTGTTAGAGGCCGAAATGAGTAAGATGGCACATACATTTGCTTTACAAATGGTTGGTGTACTACAACAACATTTACCTTACATTATGGATTCCGTAATGACACAATTAAGACTTGACCTTGATAAGAAACATAAGTGCTTATTATTAAAAGATTCTAAAATCGAGGATAAAGAATGTCAAAACAAAAAAACAAATCAGTGATAAAAAAAGTATTTAAACGAGAACTTGTAAGTAATCGTAAATATAAAACTACTTACAAAGATATTAAAAACTATTTTCAAATGATTAATAAAGCTGTATTTGATAATAAGTTGGCACCGTTTAATGAAATCTTAATTAAAAAAATTTATAAAGACAAAAGTAAAAAATATTGCTATGGACAAGTGACTGTGTGGGAGTGGAAAAGAAAAGGCACTCAACAATTTCATTTAGAAATGTTACCTGAATATAGAACTAAAAAAGATTTTGTGGACACTCTTGGACACGAAATGGTCCACCTATATCAAATGGCCAATGTAGGTGACTCTGGAAATCATAATAAATTGTTTTACAGTTTTAGACCAAAGTTAAATGCGATCGGCCTTGATTTATAATGAAAGAGATATATTATGCCAGAAGTGAGAAAGAAAAGCAAAGAAATAGACCATTACGTTAAACAACACGTAGGAGAAGCTTTGTTACAGTTAAGAGAACTATCTAAACCAAGTAACAGATCAGGTGTAAGTAGAGTTTACTACACAGGTAATTGGGTAAATGACATTTACAATAATTACACAGAAAAGCAAGCACAAAAGATATTTGATAATGCCAATCAATATAGAGATAAGTTGGACTTCTTTCAAAAAAAGTTACCTGAAACTTATGAAGATTACAACGAAAAGACTTTACAAGCATACGAATATGTAGCGAGGGTTAAGTGAAAATCTTTATAAGAACTATGATGGCTGTTATTGTCATTTTGGCTATCGTCACAACAGTGTATTTTTATATACAAGATACAAAGGGAAGAGCAGAGGCATCCATACCACAAAAACCTGATTTTGAACATACTAATAATCAACAATTTTTAGATAACGTTTTACAATGTGTGGATTATGTGTATTGGAAAAATAAAGATTTTGAAAAAGTAAACATAGAACTATTACTTGCTCAGGCAGCATTAGAATCTGGTTGGGGCGATAGTCGGTTTGCTAAAGTTGGTAAAAACTTGTTTGGTATACGAACATATGATTTACAAGAACCACATATGTTACCATCAAATACTCCAAAGAAATGGGGTGTAAGAGTTTATGAACACGAATGTTATAGTGTAGAACACTATATTAAAATACTAAATAATGGTACGAACTTTGTAGATTATAGGAAGTTGAGAGAAGACGGAATTGACGATCCTTTATTACTAGTTGAAACA